GGGGCCGTGGTTGCGCGAAATCATTTATCGCCAGTGTCTATTGTGTATTGCAATGTGTATTTGAGCCTAACACTAAAATTCTTATTGCTGGGCCAACATTCAGAACAGCTAGAGCTATATTTAATAATATTGAAAAAATGGCTGAGAATAAAGGCGCAGAATTATTATTCCAAGCCTTTGGGGCTAAGAGCAAAAGAAACGATCTTTATGAATGGGATATTAATGGTGGATCTATTAGAGCTATTCCTCTAAGCGGCGAAAAGATTCGCGGTTTTCGCGCCAATATTCTTGTGCTTGACGAGTTCCTTCTACTGCCAGAAGAGATTATCAAAAATGTATTGATGCCATTCCTTGTCGCGCCTCAAGACATGAAAAGACGTATTGATGTGCGCGAAATGGAAGACTTGCTAATCAAGGAAGGCAAAATGAAAGAAGAAGACCGAATGGTTTTCACTAATAATTCTAAAATGATAGCTCTTTCTTCTGCAAGCTACACATTTGAAAATTTATATAAGACGTATCAAGAGTGGATAAATAAAATCACATCCCCAGAAAAAGAAGATTCTACTTATTTTGTTTCTCAATTAGGGTATGAAGCTCTCCCGCCAGAAATGATAGATAAAACTATTATCGAAGAAGCTCAAAGTGGTGGCACTTCTCATTCAGCGTTCCTTAGAGAATATTGTGCGCAATTTACTGATGGATCTGATAGCTATTTTAGCGCAAAGAAAATGGAAGAGTGTACTTTGAAAGATGAGTATCCTCACACTTTGGCAAAAGGAACTCCTGGTAAAAAATATATAGTCGGTATAGACCCCAACATGAGCGATTCGCCAAACGCTGACTATTTTGCCATAGCTGTAATGGAGCTGGACGAAGAAACCGGCATTGGAATATTGGTCCATACTTATGCTGGATTAGGAAATTTAAATAATCACGTTAAATATTTTTGTTATATTATGACTCACTTTGACGTAGTGAGTATAACGTTAGATAATGCTGGCGCAGATATTTTTATAGATACTTGCAATCAATCAGAAATATTCAAAGCAGCTAAAATAAATATAAAAACTGTAGAATTCAATTCAGACGCAGAAGGAACTGAATTAGAAGCCGAATTAAGAAAAGCCAAGATGAGTTATAACTTATCGGATGGCAGAATAGCATTTAATCAAGTATTTACTTCTAGCTTTATTAGAAAAGGCAACGAATATTTGCAAGCATGTATTGATTATAAAAAAGTATTATTTGCTTCTAGAGTTTGTTCTAATGATAAATTCTTTGACAACGTGATTGGGACTACTTTGCCAAAAGATTTAATATTTATTGGCGATAAATCAGATTGGACAAACCTAGACTTCATTGAAAATCAAGATGACTTTATTTATCAAACGAAAAAGCAATGCGCATTGGTAGAATATACTACTACTTCTAGAGGTATGCAAAATTTTGATTTGCCTCAACACTTAAAACGCGGATCTTCTGCTACAAGAGCCAGAAAAGATAACTATTCAGCATTTATGTTGGCTAATTGGGGCGTCAAATGTTATAACGATATTATGAAGCAGACTGTAGAAAATAATACATTTACGTTTACTCCAGTAATGTTTTAGTGTAACTTTATATTAGCATGGCCAATTTGATTAGGAAAAAGCAGGTAGATCAGGTGGAATTCTCTGGCTTTATTATAGAAGTAGCCGATGAGAATTATTATCCATTGTCTACTAATCCGTCTGGATACGTTGACCAAACAGTTCTAACTTCTGCTACAGGGACTCTAAATTCTTCTATCAATTCTGTTTCTGGAGTATTAAATACTAAAATATTAAACTCTGGAATTGCTGCGAATGCTTATACAGATGCAGTCAGTGGCGTTTTATCTACCAGATTATCTAACTCCGGAAGTTATTTAAGCGGTCAAATAACTTCTTTAAGTGGATATACGGTTTCAGTAAGCGGTAATTTATATGCTTCCGTTACTGGCTCAAGCGGAGTTGTCAGCGCGAAGGTGGACACGGCGAGTGGATATTTAAAATCTTACACAGATACAACTTCTGGTTTATTATATAATCAAATAATAGCTCAATCAAATGCTACGACAGTTAGCGGCATGGCAAGTGGCGCTTTTGGTTTCACTGGTAACAAAACATTTAATTCTCCCATAACCGCGCAAAGAATAAATATAAGCGGAACTTCAACTCCGACTTCTATTTCTGTGATTGCTTCTTCTGGAGTTGTTTCTATAGCAGGAAATGCTGGGACATTTGTTAGTTATTATGAAACTGGAGCTAATGCCTCTTTGTGGGCTGTTACAGATTCTGCTGGTTTACCAATGATTGAATTATTTGATGATTATACTTTAATCTTGGGGCATTCGAATAGAACTTCTATAACTCTTAGTGGATTATCTGGATACGTTCTGATGCAAAATTTACCAAATCAAACTCAGACTGGCGGGCTTCCTGTTGGATCCCTTTTTAGGAGCGGCAACTACTTAATGATTTTATAACATGAGAAAACCAAAAATTCAAGAGATCAAACCAATGATGACTGCTTATGCGGCGAGCACAGAAAACTCCCCAGTGCAGGCTCGTAGAAATTTGGCTGGAGATATCGAAAGAACAGATAGATTCTACAATATTGATTATGGTCTAGTGCCATTTAAATATTCTCATAATTTACAGAATAAAAGCAGCTTGAACATAAGAGACGCCGTGATCTTGTGCCAAAAGGCTTATTATAACTTTTCGTCGTTCAGAAATGTTATTGATTTGATGACAGAGTTTTCTTGCAGCAAAATTTATTTTACTGGAGGCAATAAAAAGGCAAGAGATTTTCTAAATGCTTTATTTAAAAAGATCAACATGGATAACTTTGTTGATAAATTCTTTAGAGAATATTATCGTTCTGGCAACGTTTTTATTTATAGATTTGATTATAAGGTAGCGCAAAATGATATCTCTAAAATCACTCAGGTATTTGGATCAGAAAGCTTGGCCGCTCAAAAGTTAGAGCTACCATCTAAGTACATGATTTTAAATCCAGCGGACATTCAATATGGCGGGAATATATCATTTGTTGGAGGCAATTACTATAAAATTTTGACAGATTATGAGCTTCAAAGACTTCGCAATCCAACGACAGATGAAGACAGAGAAGTCTTAAAGAGTTTAAATGAAAAAAATAGATTAAATTTACAAAAAAAAGTACTTTCTGGTGCAGGAGCTTATATTACAATTCCTTTGGATACAGAGCAAGTGTCTGCTGTATTCTATAAAAAGCAAGATTACGAACCATTCTCTGTTCCTATGGGCTTTCCAGTTTTGGAAGACATTAACTGGAAGCAAGAAATGAAAAAAATGGACATGGCCTTGACAAGAACAACTCAACAAGCTGTTCTTTTAATTACCATGGGATCAGAGTTGAAGAGCGGCGCTTTAAATATTAATCAAAAAAATATTGAAGCCATGCAAACTCTTTTCCAAAATCAATCTGTAGGAAAAGTTCTTGTTTCTGACTTTACTACAAAAGCTCAATTTATTATTCCTGATATCGCTAGTATTTTGGATCCCAAAAAATACGAGGTAGTAAATACAGATATCCAACAAGGTTTAAATAATATTCTTATTGGCGATGAAAAGTTTTCTAGTACAAGCATAAAGGTTAATATTTTTATGCAAAGATTAGAACAAGGAAGACAAGCTTTCCTTAATGACTTTTTAATTCCAGAGGTAAAGAGACTTTGCAAAAATTTAGGGTTTAAAAATTTCCCTACGCCTCATTTTGAAGAGATTGACATAAGAGACTCTTCAGTATGGAATAGAGTAAGCGCTCAATTGGTCCAACTTGGAGTTTTGACTCCAGAAGAAGGCTTGCAGGCTATCGAGACCGGTAGACTTCCAGATCCAGAAGAATCAATAGAGTCTCAAAGAAAATTTAAGACTTTGAAAGACGAAGGTTTATACGCTCCAGTAGCTACTGGTGCTGGTGCAGCAGGAGGCTTATCAACGGGCAGGCCTCCAGGGACTGGATCACCCCAAACTTCCAAGAAAGTTTCGCCGACTGGTGGCAATAAAAAAGCTCCAGCTATTGCTTCTTATTCCATGAAAGGTATTTCGCAAACTTTTAAAGAGTATGAAATGTTATCGGCTAAAGTAGAAGACTTTTTAAAGAAAAAGCACAAAAAGAAAAATTTGAATCTTGAGCAAAAATCTATAGCAGAACAAATAGCTCAAAATATTATAATTAATGAAGAAAAAACCAACTGGGATTATTCTATAAAAGCATATTGCGAAGGCGAGAAGCAAGATAACCCAGAGAAAATTTCTAAACTTCTAGAAATATCAGAGGAGCATGGAGTTGATGTTTTTTCTGCGGCTATATTAAATATTAGTCAAATATCTGAGGAAAAAGTGTAATATTTAACGTTACTTTAAAATGAATCTAGAAATAGAAAATGGAAATCTGAACAAAAAGCCTGAATCGGCAGGTTTTTTCGTTGATTTCACAAAAAAAGACATCGGCCTAATTGATAAAGACGATTCAATTGCCGAAGGAGAGGTTATTAGGAGTAAGGCAGGCCAATTAGACGTAGAAATAGAAGCGAAAAGACCCGGACCTAAAAGCTCCGCTCAAACACCAGCTAAACCATCAGAAAGAAAACAAGGTTCTTCTAAAAACAAACCCGGCTCTGCTGGAGAAAAAGGTTCTGATGCTATTTCTTTTTCTAATAAAGTAATTGAAGCTCTAAAAAATAAAGTTAAAGAGCATAATGCAAAGCATTCTAGAAAAGTTACTCTAGCTCAGTTAAAGAAAGTTTACAGAAGAGGCGCTGGAGCTTTTAGCTCTTCCCACAGACCCGGCAAAACCAGAGGGCAGTGGGCTATGGCAAGAGTAAATATGTTTTTGAGAATGATGTCTGGCGGCAAAGTAAAGGATGCTTACAGAAAAGCTGATCAAGATGTTGCTAAAGGATCCGCAGACTTTATAGATATATCAGATTCTTGGGAGCCAGAAGAGCAAGATGTAGCTCAAGCTCTTTTAGACATGGAATCAATTGGAGATTTTGATTTCGAAAACGCAGATGAGCTTTATTTAGATGAGTATTCTAGTTCTGAAAAATGGTACGAAATTTAATTATGACTTACAATTATACTACAACATTTAGTTCTGTTCTAAAGCCATTGGTTTCAGAAGAGAAGGACAAATATTTAGCATTAGCGTCTTTAATGCAAGTTGGGAATTTTATTCCTAATGTCAACACTGAAAAAAATGTTGATTTATTGCCTGTCGCTTTTAATGCTGCTGTAGTAAATAGAGTAAATAAGAATGGCGATGTGATTGACACTGATACAGCCATTGCTTCTTACAAAGATTTTATTAATAAACCAATAAATATTGAACACAATAGAGAAAAAATTGTTGGTGTGATTTTAACTGCCGGGTTTAGTGAATTTGGGTCAGATATCTCTCTTTCAGAGGAGCAAGTCAAAGACTTGAAAGGACCATTTAATATCACTCTCGGTGGTGTAATTTGGAAAATTGCTAATCCTCATTTAGCTGACAAGATCGAAGAATCTAGCGATGCTACTAGCGATAAATATCAATCAGTAAGCGCAAGCTGGGAGCTTGGATTTAATGATTATAATGTAGTAATGATTGATGGTGAATCAAAGAATATTGAAGATGGCGCGCTTATTTCAGACGCAAGCCAAATAGAGTCTATTAAAAATAATCTCAAAGCCTTTGGTGGTTCTGGTAAAGTAGACAAAACAAAATCTGTTTATAGAAAAGTTATTGGAAATGTTGTACCACTTGGTATTGGTCTGACAGAAACCCCAGCCGCCGATGTTAAAGGTATAGCTACACTAAAATCAGAAGCTTCAGCAGAAATTATTGAAGAAAATATTTCCAAAATCGATAATTTAAATGTAAATACAGATATCGATAATAAAGTTATGAAAATTACTAGCATCAAAGATATCACAGATGAAAGTTTGAAGCAAGCTACGGCTTCTCAAATTTCAGATCTTATTGAACAAGAGCTAAAGGTAGCATCAGAAAAATTTGCTGCTGAAAAAGCTTCTGTCGAACAATCGCTCAAGGCCGCCACAGAAAAGTATGATACTTTAGCTGCCGGACAAGAGGCTCTCCAAAAGGAAATTGCTGCTCTAAAAGCTTCTCTCGAAGCTGTCGAAGCTGAGAAGCAAGCTATTTTGGCTAATGAAAAGTTCAATGAGAGAATGAATGCCTTTGATGCTGAATATGATTTAGATGCTGATACAAGACAAGTTCTAGCTTCTGATATCGCCGGTTTGGATGATGACGCTTTTGCCGCTTACAAGAATAAGATGGCCGTCTTCATGAAAAACAAGAAAAAGGGCGAAAAGAAAGAAATGACAGAAGAGAAGAAAGAGTCTGCGAATGCTTCCGTTACAGAAGTAATCGACCAAGCTGCCGCTAATGGCGAAAAGAAAACAGCAGTTATTCCTGCTACTTCTACAGCCTCTGAAGATTCACTCTTTAACAAATACAAAAAAGCTTTTGACTACGACGAATTCGTAGTCGGATAAAAAAACATAATACAACATAAGGATAAAATATGGCTTATAAATTAAGACCTTTTAGAGATTATGATGAACACGATGTATTGAATCTGTTCTCATACGATACAACTGGTTTGTCCGCTGGTTCGATCAATATTACCAAGGGATCCTTGGTAAAGATTGCTACCGGTTGGAAAAACTATGATTCAGGCGTCGAGCTTGGCGGTGGACTAGAGTTCATCGGCAGCGCTGGTACGCTCGCCCCAGGTAACGTTGTTTCTCAACGTTATGGAGTCACCGCTAAAGTTGTTGTCAGCACAACTGGCGAGACCCCAATTGGCATGATGCTTTACGACGTAAGAGACGCTGACGAAAACGGCGAGCTCCTCAAGTACAAGCCCCGTAAAGCTGCCGAAATGCAAGCTGTAATTCCTGGACAAGCTGTTCCAGTAGTTACCCGTGGTATTTTCTTGGTACAAGGCGTTCTTGGAACTCCTTCTGCTGGTGGAACCGCTTACGCTGGTGGAACAGGACAAATCACTGCTTCTACCGGATCTGCTGGTATTGCTAACGTTGCCATTGGTAAGTTCCTCGGAGCTGCTGATACTAACGGCGAAACCCTCGTTAAATTGGCCCTATAATTAAAGGATTAACATGAGAATTAAACTTAAAAATACACCTGAGCAAGTTGAGCTAATTAAAGCTCTTGGCTCTAAGAACAGATTGGTTGCTGCTGAAGCTTCTGAAGCTTTTGCCGCTTTCCTCGGACCTGTTATTCAAAGAGTCATTTTGCAAGCTGGAACAGCCTCTCAGATTTATACTGATGCTCCATTCGACGAGAATGATTCCCCCAGCTATCCTCTTGATCTCTATTACCAAGAGTTAAACAACGGCTATGTTAGCGTTTGGTCTCAAACTCTTGCTGGTGGCTTGCCTTCTGCTCAAGATGTTTCTGCTATTCAAGAGCTAAAGATCGCTACCTATCGTCTTGATAGCGCCGTTTCAATCAATAAGAGATATGCTCGCCAAGCTCGCTTGGACATCATCGCTAAGTTGGTTGAGCGTATGTCTCAAGAAGTTCTAATTAAGCAAGAGCGCAATGCTTGGGCAGTTATGCTCAAGGCCCTTGGAGAGGCTTCAACCACTCCTGCTGGCGGATCTGCTCTCAAGCACTATACTGAGGCTGGTACTCTTACCCAATTCAAGCTCGACGATCTCAACAAGCTCATGACCCGCGTCAAGAGAATCAATGAGTCCTGGGCTGGTGGTACTCCTGCTGATCCATATAGCACTGGCTTGACTGATCTTTACGTCTCTCCTGAGATCAAGGAAAAGATTCGCGCCTTCGCTTACAATCCTCTTAACACCACCAAGGGTGCCACTGGCACTAGCGACACTAACGTAGGTATCGCTCTTCCTGACGGAATGAGAGAAGAGATCTACCGCAATGCTGGTATGCAAGAGATCTATGGTGTAAATATCGTTGAGTTGATTGAACTCGGTCTCGGCAAGAAGTACAATATTCTTTTCGATAACTACATCACAACCATCCCAACTGGAGCCACATTTGATCCTAACACTCATCAAATCCTAGTTGGTGTTGACAACACCAAGGGCGCTCTAATCCGCGCTGTCGCCACAACCTCTGAGACTGGCAGCCAATTCAACGTACAACCAGACGATCAATTCCTACAAAGAAGCGATAAAGCTGGATTCTACGGATCCCTAGAGGAAGGCCGCATCTGCATTGATGCCCGCGCTCTCTCTGGTATCATTGTCTAATTAGTCAAATTCTAACAAAACCCGCTGGGGAAACCCGGCGGGTTTTTTATTTGATATATTTCTTTTCTTAATTATAATTTATATATGGCTAAGAAACCTACCCTAAAAAACCTCAAACAAATTGACGCCAAGGAAGAAACCGGAAGACCTACGACTCTAGATCAAATTTGGGGCGATACTGGATTGCAAAAGTATGGCACGAATAATTTTGAAGAATACCAATTATATTTGAGAAATTTAAATAGAAGCGACATCCAAAATCACGCTTTAAAAGTTGGAATTATGCCAACAGACAATCACGAAATTTTGATCGCCAGACTAGAAAGAGAATTCCAGAGGCACGTTGCGACTTATCAAGCTCCACCAGATAATAAGAAGACAAATAAAAAAATTTCTAAAGACGTTCAGAAGATCTTATCAGAAGGAAGGTAATCTGGTGTAATTTTACTTAATGGCTAATTTAGTTAGGCTTAAGCAGTTAGATAAACCAGAGTTGTCTGGTTATATTCTAAATGTAACAGACGAAAATTACTATCCGAGCAATAACCCTTCTGGTTATATCTCTGATATTTCGTCTGATAGCGATTTCATTGCCTTAAGCGGTAACTTAAATACGACTGGCTCAAATTTACTTTCAGGGATTAATTCAAGTGGAGCTGCTCTAAGCGGCCTTATTATTTCTTCTGGATCTTATTTAAATTTAAAAGTAGATACTCTAAGTGGCAATTTAAATACAACAAATGCTAATGTATCTACAGTCTCAGGCAATGCTCAGTATGCAATAAATTTAATTACTGGTTTTGAAGTAGAAGTAAGCGGAGTAATAAGCGGAGAAGTTTCTGGGCTTACTAATTTAATAACAGGCACTAGCGGAGTATTAAATACAAAAATAAATAATCTTAGCGGCAATCTTGGCGCAAGAATAACAGACTTAGAGAACAACTTTGCTACAACAGGTAGTAATTTCGTTGATTTAAATTCTAATAATCAAACGATAGAAGGCTCTAAAGTATTTAATAATACAGTTGGCCTTAAAAAAATAGATATTCTTCCTTACTCTGGAAACTACAGCAATCCCGGCGGCCAGCATGGAATTTTATTCACTCAATTTATTGATAATTACAGCTTTGCAGCGAGTGGGCTTGGCACCATAACTGGTGATGTTTTTGTGACCAAACTAATGCAACAAAATAATATAGAGTGCATAATCTCTTCTATTATTTATACAGGATCTTACTAGTATGGAAATAAAAAAAGTTTATGGATCATTAGATTCTGCCGCCAATTCTTGTGTTTTACTTTATGATTTTTTTGGCAATTCTTATGCTGGCGAACCAACAACTAATTTATTTACTCAACCAACTGGAAATACTGGCTTCGCAATAAAACCAGTAGATACAGGAAGAGCTTTTTATAAATTAGATTATTCAGGCAATTTGAATGGCCAAGGAAATTTTTTTGATAATGCTCCTGGGCCATTTGATAAAACAGATTCTATTTATAAATATAATTTTGTATCTGGGCAAACAGATTCTATTTCTAATAAACATGGATTTAATATTAATGTCATAAGAGGAGAAACTTACACAGCGTCTGTAGATGTTTATGTTTCTACTGGGCATCCAAGAACAGGACAAGCAACTGTTTTGACTCTTACTCCAAGCACTGGAGCATTTAATACAATAAGTGGATCTTATGATTTTCAAAAGAAAGGAACTTGGCAAACTATTTCTGATAAAGTATTTATTCCTGCAGTATCTAGCAACTTCGGTAATAGCGCTTTTTATTTTGAAATATCAGTAGCAGATAAAACGCCTCAACATCCTTATTATGGTTCTGGTTCTGCGCAAGGATTCGCTGTGGGAAATATCCAAGGAAGAACACTAAATTTATATAAAGGAGCTACATATGTTTTTTTACAATCTAATATAACAAATGTTGATAATGAATTTTATTTAACAACTACACCGAATGCTGGAGGCGGCGCGAATTCTTACACTACTAATTTTTCATATTTCGGTAACGAAGGATTTGATGGTTATGCAGTATTTAGCGTTCCATTCAATGCTCCTAGTGTTTTATATTACAATTCTAAAACTGCTGGCACTTCCTATTTCGGCGGCAAAATAAATATTTTAGGTGGTTATAATTCTGGAAACGTTGGCAATACTGGAAATACGGGTTCTAGCGGAAATACTGGAAATATCGGACAAACAATAGAATCTTATGGTGTTTGTTTTGATCCAACTAAAGGAGAATTAACCCCAGCAAATTTAAACGGAGGATATATTCTCTACAAGAACATGCAGTTTGAAAAAAACAAGCCAATGTTCAGAGGAATAAAACATAAAACAAAATTTACTTCTTCTTCTAGGAGTCCTTTTTCTTCTTTCTTGGATTTAACTGGCAGAAATAATAATTCTAATTTAGTCAATTCAATGTATGATGCCAACGCACTTGTTTTGTTTGGCAATAGAACAAATTTAAACGATGGCGGACTAATAGACATAAACTTAAAATATAACTCAACAAAAACTTTCTCTGTTGGTAGTGGAGTAACTCAAACTTATGATTTTTGGTTTACTCAAACTAGAGCATCTTTTCAAAAGGCTTATTTGTTTTCAAGATCAGACGCTGTTTCTTCCGGATACTTTTTAGAAAATCAAGGTTCCCCTCAATTAATTTATATACAAGACAAAAAAATTTATTTTAGTTTTGCGTCTTCTACTGGAGATATTTTGTCAGGTTATACTCCGCAATTAATAGAAACAAATATTTTGTATAATGTATCTATTTGCGTCAATGTGTATTTGCAAGATGGAGAAAAGGTCAGCATTTATGTTAATGGGCAAAGGGTCTCAGTTACTATTTTAACTATTTTACAACCACCGACTCCTTTAACTTTTACTAATGTTCAAGCGAGTGTCGGAACTTTAGGAAATACTGGAAATATTGGTTTCTTAAATAATGCTACGAATTTTTATTGCATATCTTCTTATGATGGAGCAGGAGAATCAAAAGCTTCCGAAATAGTATCTGCTACAAGTGATCCGCTTAAAAAAGCAATACAATTATCATGGCCTATGGTAGATGATGCTTTTGGATATTATTTATATAGATCAAGTTCTCCAGTTTTTGGCAATTTTTCTTTATTGGCTCAATTAACAAGTAAAAATACTCTTTCTTTCACAGACGAAAATAACCAAACAAAATCTGGTTTCCCAAAATCAACTGCTAGATATAATTTTAGTTACAATAGAAACGTAACTTCAATTGTCGATAGTTCTTTGGCAAAAGTATGTTTTGGTAATTATCCAATTACTACAAATGCCCCTAATTATTTTGAAGGCTACATTTATAGAATAGCAATTTACGATATTCAATTAACTTCTATTCAAGTTAATAGAAATTATAATTCTTTTTTATATAAATATATAACACAAGATCCTCTTATGATAAGTTCTTCCGTAAAGCAAAGAAGTGTAATTAGTGGAAATACTGGAACTTCTGGAAGTTTTAGAAAGGTACTGGAATAAAATATGGCTATTACAAGATATGCA